ACATAAGCATGCCTAATGAGTCAACTACAAACAACACCTTAGGACGATCTTCTTCGTTCATTGAACGATAGTCATCCATAAATGTACTAATAGTTTTAGCAACATCGTCAATCATTGCCATGTTGAGTTTTAGTATTTTGTCGTCAGTTGTTTCTACACCAAGTGCTTGTAACCAACTTTCGTCAAGTGCATTTTCACTATCAATAAGAACAACAAAAATACCTTGTTCTTGTGCTGCCTTAACAATGTTTCCGCTTACAATATACGATTTACCAGCGCCGGACTCTCCAGCAAATACTGATACTTTACCAAGTGGAATGCCTTTTTGAAAGTCTCCGCTCAGTAGGTAGTTAAGTGCAAAGTTGCCTGTGCTAATCCAGTCTTGTGGATCATTAAACCCTGCGCTCATACCTTTAATTGATTTAGTTAATGAATTTCGAAACTTTGAAGGATCGAATGCTTTAGTAGCCATACTTTATCTCCTAATCTAAAAAGCAATTGAAAGGGCCGAAGCCCTTTCTATTATTGTCCTTGACGTGCTCTGATCATTGCAAGAATGTCTTGCGCACCGCCTGCGTTTTCTTCTGCAGGTGCTGCTTCTGCTACTGGAGCAGGTGCAGGTTGTGGTGTTGCTGCCGGAGCAGGATCTTGCCACCCAGTATCGTTTGATGCTGCTGGTGCAGGAGCACTTTGACTTACAGCAGTTGCTTGTGGGCTTGCCGCTTTTTGCGGATCGCCTGTTCGTGCAGCCATTCCGCTTGGACGGAAGTACTGACTCCAACGATCTGCATCATATGCTTCGCCGTCTACACTTGCTTCAAACATTTCTGTAAGAACTTTAACAGCCACTTCATCTGGCTTTTTAGGAAGGAAGTCGTTAAGATTAAACAGTCCATTGCTATTAACTGCTGCCATCTCTGCATCACCTAGTGGACGCTCTCTACGTGCCCAATTACTTGCGCCATAGTCAGCATAGCCACCTTTTGTACCCTTTGACAAACGGAAGTCAACACCAGCAGTATAATCTGTTGGTAATTCTTCCATGTCTGGATCCATTAGTGCTGCTTTAATAAGCTGAAAGATTTGTGGACCAATAATAAAGCGACGAATTGGATTTTCCGGTGAATCTTCTTTAAGTGGATCATCTGTAACAAACCCTTGGAAGATATAACTGCGTTTCTTCCAATACTTGCGACCCATGTCTTCTAAACTTGGATCTTTAAACCAACCACGCACTTCTTGTAAGATTGAACAGCTTTCGCCATACATTTCCATACACGGAACTTGTACTTGTACTGGACGTGAATCAGTTTCACCTTTTACACCAGCGAATGGAAGTTTGATCATCAAACGTTCTTTCCAAAAGAAAGTGTTTGAATCGTCGCCGTCAGGCAAAAAGCGCAGCGTTGCTTGCTCGCCTTCTTTCATATTCCAAAATGGGTAAATTGCGTTATCGCCGCCGCCTGTTGAACCACCTGATGAGCGTGTTTCTTGTTCTTTGAGCTTTGCTCTAATTTCTGCTAATGATGCCATAGTTATGCCTCCTATAATGTTGCCTATGTCTTTGTATGCCTTAATGTGCAGTACTATTACATACTACACAATGTTATTTATCTTGTCAACTATAAAATGTGCCAAAAACCATTTTTCCATCTAACTAATGGTCTGTGATTGAAAAAAAATGTTCTCTCATTCTTGTTGTATGCAAGATCAAACTTTCCTGTGTATTCATAACACTTTGATCTATTTGTAGCAAAATTTAATCCTGCTATATCGTCCTGTATATATATTTCACCAGGAAATTTAGCAAAATTCATAAACTTGTAAAATTCATTCCAAGTTAATGATCTTGCTGATCTCAATTCATGAGATTTAAAGTACCCTAATAGTTTACTAGCAAATGGCTGTGTTGTATCGATACACATTGTCATTTTTAATGTATTTTGTTGAGTGTGCAACATAGCCATCCGCCAAATGCCAGGATGATATCTTAATGCAGTATGTCTCTCATTTATAGAAACAGTTATTGGACTGTAATATTCACTAAGCATATGTGTTTGAAAATACTGTATTTTTGTCAAAGTCCATAGAGGATGGCTATTTAAATATTGTTGTTGAATATTATTAACACGAATATGAATATAAGGAGAGTCAGATATTTCAATAACCCGTTGTTCTAAACTATACATATGATTATTAAAAATATCAGATATAGTTAAACTTTTGGGTATTGAATTTAAAAAATCTTTTTTTGTTGTTTTGAATATGATAAAATCTCTATCATTGAGATATTTTTCAAATAATTCTTGTGAAAGTATATTTTTTGCCATATTGCAAAGGCAGGATTACATTCCTGCCAATGCCTTGATTCTATCTGTTTCTGGATATCTGCTATCCATTGCCTTTTTTCTTCTGCGATTTTTGCACATTGATTCTGCCTGTTGCATAAATTTAGCAGCCGGTTCAACATATTGATCGCCGTAGTCTTTTTCTACCATAGTAAGAACTGCTGTTTCGCCTTTAGGAAATGTTCCGTTTTCTCTATCAAAATAAGATAGAATGAACTCTCCAATTGGTGTTTTTTCTTTCTCAAGCGTAATCTCATCACCATCTGGGCCATCAATTTTGTCGCCTTTTTTCTTACCATTCATTTTGGCCTTTGCTACAGCGTGTGCAAATGCATTGCCTTCTTCTTGTGTATCACACTCACAAGGCGAGCAGTTGCAATCATCGCAGTCTTTGCCTTCTGCAAATTGACCCATTAATGAATCAAGTGCTTCTTCAAACTCTTCGCCTACTGTTTTCTTCTTTGCAGCCTTGCTGTACTTGTCTTTTAGTGCACCTAGTTCTTGTTGACTTGCGCCTTCGCGTCCTGCCTTTGCAGCCTTTTTCATGTATTCTGCACCGTGTTTCTTTTTACCTGCATATGCCATAAGTGCTGATTCGTCCATCAAATCATCTGGGCCTAGTTCTTCTACCATACTCTCGCCAACGAGATTATATATGTATGGAAATACATCTTTTAACTCTTCGTTAAACTGTTTTACTGTAAGCTGGTCTACCCATGCTTCTTCGATGTCTGTTGGTACTTGCTCCATTACTGGAGTTACAAAGTTTGCAAATGTTTCTGCATAATATGCAGGTTTTTGCAAGTTTGAAATTTCTTTTCTTACATCCTTAACACGAGTGTTTACTACATCCATGTATTCGCTTAATGCTTCTGCCATTACACTTTTGCGGCCCATGTATGTTTTAAATTTGCCTAAACTTGCTAGTTCTTCACTCAAGCCTGTAATATATTTGCCAAAGTCGTCAAATGCATGTCCACCTTCGCTTACATGCACAGCTAGTGCTCGTGCACCTTGCAAATGCTTTACTGGATATTTGAACTTTTCACCTTCGGGTGTTTCAACAAAAATTGAAGAAATATTCTTCAATCTACTTTCACCTTCGCCAATAGGAGCACTATGTCTAATAGCTAATCTTGCATTTCCTATTTTTTGAAAACTTGTTTTGTTTGTACCATACATTTTTGATTCGGACATTGTATTTTCCTTGTTTCGATTGTTTGACAAAAATTGATAATCTTTTTTGGTTAAATTTGATTTATTAATATCTCTTACATCAAATTTCATTAATCGCTTTTTTGCAAATATTCTTAATTCTTTCAAGAAGTTGTACCAGTCATCTTGAATGTTTTCCATTTGATCAGAAACAAAATCTTTTGCAACAATTACTGTTAACCCATCCTGTTCATCTAACCCAACACTTACTTTACCTAGTGGCATTTCACTAGCAACATAATCAAAGTCGAAATAACGAGCTTCTTCTGGCACATTAGTCATTTTGCCTTCTTTGTCGCCAATAGTTACACTTTCAAAGCGACCTCTAATCTTGTTAAACAGATCAGCGGATATTTTGTCAAATTTATTCATACTGTATTTATCAAATACTGCTACTTATGAAGATAGGCATGGGCATTTCATAATCATCTTCTGCTTCAATTTGCACAAAAGTCTCATAGATTTTAGGATCCCAATCCTTCATTACAGTTATCATCCTTAATGTTAGGAGTGTTGCACTTATTAGATCGTCATTTGCTCCAGGCTTTGCTTGATAACTTGACCCTGTGGCAATAAATGCTTTAAGCTCACTAATCAACGGCTTACTGTTGATTTGCATTTTATCATTTTCTACCATGGTTTTTAATCTAGCACACGTTGTAACTTTGCTACCATGTGTTGTGTTAAAGCCTTTGCGGAACTTGCGCACATGCCCTTTGCGCATCGGTTCACTAATAAACATGCCTGGAATGTTTTCTTCTCCAAAGTCATTTATAACAATAAGTGCTGCTTCGCCTAATCCGTTGTTTTCAACACTCCAGTAGATGCCATTATCGCTACCTCTAGTGTCTTGTATGTACTGACATATATCTTTTAAAACTCTTATTTGACCAGGTATACCAGTTGTATTATGTTGCCATTCTGCAACTTGTTCGTATGTGGGCAATTCTATAATTTGTATTGCAGAATAGTCTCCGCCTGTGCCCATGCTAGGATCAAGTCCTATTGCATAGTTGTATTTTGCACTAGGTTTTTTATACCAACGAGTTTGACCATGATTGATAAGTGGACTAGTACCTTCCATTACACTCAACTTCAAACTGTTAATCAATGTTTCGTCAAATACTAAGAATTCGCAACCATATTCACGTCTAAATTTTTCTTCACCAATACGACCAATTTCGTCTTTCTTCCACTGGTCATCTCTGTCAGGATGCTCCCACCAATCTGCACGGAAGCTATGAAATCCGTTGCGCCCTACTTCTTGTTCGTTACCGTGTTCATCAAACTTGTCTTCAGCTTGTTTCCAAATAGTAGCAAACGTGTCTTCGTCTGAGTTTGGTGTACTTGTAAGAATAGCACGACCACCTGTTGCAAGTGTAGGCGATATCGAAGTCCAAAACTCTTCAGCAATATTGGGCATAACAAATGCAAACTCGTCACAGTATAATAAAGAGATAGACAAACCACGTCCTGTATTTCCAGTAGTTGTTTGGCTAACTATTCGACTTCCATTTTCAAACTCTATTGAACCTTTGTTGTAACTTGTAACACCTGCTCTAATATGATCAGGACATGTTTCATAGACAAAGCGGATGCGTGACATAATCTCCTGCGCACCTGTGTATTTGTGTGCAGCAATAAGAATAGTCTGGTCTGGTTTGAACATTGCAT